CGCAGCCTGGTAGCGCACTTGTCTGGGGGACAAGTGGTCGTCGGTTCAAATCCGGCTACCCCGACCAATTCAACGGGAATTAGGAAAGTCTGGTTTAATCCGCCTGGTTTGGGGCCAGGAGATCGTAGGTTCGAATCCTACATTCCCGACCATTACCGAGTAAGTGTTTTTAATATGTGAGAATGTTTGATGACCTCGTCCTGATACATTTCAGGGCTTGTATGGAACCAAATCACAATTGCATAGCGAACACCCTCAACCTTCTTTACGCCATGAAGATATTGCCAACTGCCAGGATACATCAGAATGTCTCCGGCATTGGGTCTCTTTTCAATGTCAAAGAACGGAAAATATACTTCGCCCCCTCGATAATCATCATTCAGGTAAACTACGCAAGTTAGGTCTCTATTGACACTACTGCGATGAGCAGTTGAATTTTCAATATATTGACCATCAATGTGGGGCCAATAATGAGTTCCATCAGGATAGTGAAGAAAATCGATAGAGTATGTGACACACTCTACACTATAATGATGCTCTACTAGCTCCTTACAGCGTCCTACAAGAGTCGCAACGCTTTCAGTGAAGCTTGAGTAATCAACAAAGTTTGCAGTGCAGATGTCAGGATTGTGAACAGCAATATACTGTTCATCTACTATCTTACCGACGGTAGCTTGAGAAGACTTTGCTTGTTGCGCACAATTCAATAAGACATTGATTAGATCATTGTCAACTGATTCTGATAGATGCTTAATCTGTCTGGGGTCAAAATGCATACAGTATTTATGAGTACTCCCTGTAGTACTGCACAATTGTTACGGGGGAAGGGGCTGTGCAGGCCCCGAGAGATTTAGAGGTTAGAGCATTGTGGGTGGGCTGTAACTTATCCGTCTGTGGAAATCGTGATTGGACAAACCCTCACTTACAGAATTTTGGGGCCTTAGCTCAGCCGGGAGAGCGACACACTGGCAGTGTGTAGGTCAGCGGTTCGATCCCGCTAGGCTCCACCAATATATGGCCCCGTCGTCTAATGGCTAGGATCTCTGGCTTTCATCCAGAAGAAGGCGGATCGAAACCGCTCGGGGCTACCATAAAAAAGGTTGACAACGGTATCGTTGTTTGCTATAAAGAATATGTTCTTTGACATAGTTAGTTTGCTCCTGTAGCTCAGTTGGTAGAGCACCTGATTGAAGATCAGGGTGTCGGCGGTTCGAACCCGTCTGGGAGCACCAGATTTTACTCGTGTGTGTACGGTTACCATATGTGACCCTGTTTTATTCTCAAACCAAACAGGAGTGTACCTGATGCCCGTAGCAGTACTATTGAGTTAGTATCAGTAACTAAATTTGAGACACTAGTTACGGCGAGTAAATACATTTAACATGCGGCTGTGGCGGAATTGGTAGACGCCCTGGTTTTAGGTACCAGTATCGTAAGGTGTGGGGGTTCGAGTCCCTTCAGCCGCACCAAATTTCAGAAATCGGAAGAAGTCATCGGTCTAGAACGATGCTTCAAGGCACACTATGAGGGTCACTATAACTAGAACCTGAACTGCTGAACCGATACCAATTTGCCCCGATGGTGGAATCGGTAGACGCGGAAGATTCAAAATCTTCTGCCCTTAGGGCGTGGGGGTTCGAGTCCCTCTCGGGGCACCAAAAATGCTAAATAGTAGTTTGGAGATTACTATGTTTAGAACACTTATACTATCAGCAGCATTATTATTTTCTTTCCCTGCATATGCTCAGGTTGAGAGAGAAACATCAGGTTCATTAGGCGGAACAGTTATCAATGATGATAACATTGTTTTGACAGGTGCATTCAAGCACGTTACTGACACCGGCCCTAGAGAATACTCATTTGAAAGTGATATTCTTTATAAGAGTGCTAACGGAGTAACATCTAGAGAACAGATTAACGCATTTGCTAAAGTCAATCAGGACATCCATCCTAAGCACTATGTTCAAGTAGGTGTTCGCTATAGACACGACCCTAGAACATTCTCAGAAGATCAAGCAGTCTACAGCATTGGCCATGGCTTCAGAATCGTAAAGACTGATAAGACTAAGATATCAAATGAACTTAGCGTTGGTTACAAGCATGGCACGGGCGGATACAGCGATGTAGTAGTTCGTGAAAGTGTATGGATTAGTCATAATCTTAGCAAAACAGTTTCAGTTTCAAACAAATTTATGATTGAACAAGGTTCTAGAACCTTCATTCAGAACAAAGCTGAAATCAAATATAAGTTGAGCGAGAAAACAAGCTTCTCAATTCAAGACTTGTACACAAAAGATTGGCGTGAAGATAACACAATATCTTTTGCATTCACTTTTAAAATCTAATACTCCCTTAGTTTAGCGGTAAAACACCTGGCTTATATCCAGCATCGTCTCCAGATTAGAGAGCGTCACAGGTTCAAATCCTGTAGGGAGTACCATAATAAATAGACATATGATAGTATGGATATTCAGAGAACAGCGTTCCGGTAGTACCGCATTTACTAGTCTAGTTGCCAATCGGTTAAATCGCATAGACAAGTTTGTTAGATACCCGGAAGACATAGAATTAGTAAAGAATATTCCTAATCCGGAAGACTACGTTTTCAGTACACATTTTTATAATTTTATAGAAATGATGAACTCAGTTGATAAACCGATTACGTTGATTAGATGTGCTAGGAAAGATAAAATAGAACGTTGCATAAGTTACTTAGTTGCTAAGTATAAGGCTAAACAGATTATAAACGATATCAATCCTTGGAATATCATTCGCAAAGAAGGTATGTTAGATCATGAAACTTTCATGTCTAAAATTGAACCAACAGTATTTTCCAAAAAAGAAATTTACAACTACTTACAGTATTGTACTGAAATGAATCAATACTGGGAAAGTTATGCAGCCTCGTATCAAAATTTCACTGTCTTTTATGAAGACTTATGCACTGACACTGGAGTTGATTTGCCTATGTTAGGTTTGACCTCATTAAGCATAACAGATGATGATACGATAACCATCAAGATGCCTTCATATAAAGAGCAGATATGCATAAATTATGACATGGTTTCTCGTTGGATATCAAAATATTATTCGGAAAATAGAATATGATATTGCCCAGGTGGTGGAATGGTAGACACGCAACGTTGAGGTCGTTGTGGGCGAAAGCCCGTGAAAGTTCGAGTCTTTTCTTGGGCACCAAAAGATTCTAGTTGACAATGAGGTCAATCTGATGTAATGTAAACTGACACTAAGGAATATCAGTTGAATTAAATATAGAAAGAAATAGGAGTTTTTATGGCAGTACTAGCCTTAGACGTATCAGGTATCCCAAGAACGTGGGTAAACCACGATGAAGCAATTAGCTATCATGCAAAAAATTTGGTCGCCTGGACTCTAGGCGATGTTGTTGCTAGATATAGAGGCGGATACCGAATTGACGGTACGCAGAGTTATCTTGAAACTCCTAGTATCATTGCTATTAAGGGTGAAGGTTTTAACTTCAAGAAGCACAACAAGGTTATCTTGACTAACAAGACGTTGTTCGCTCGTGACCGCAGTATTTGCGGTTACTGCGGGGTTCATGTTAGTAATCACACTAAGTTAAGTCGAGACCACATTGTACCTAGGTACCACGGTGGTATTGATGAGTGGACTAACGTTGTTACTGCTTGCATCCCTTGCAATCAAAAGAAGGGTTGTAAGAGTTTAAAGCAATCAGGTATGGAATTGTTATACATTCCATACGAACCTAACCACTACGAAAACATGATTCTACAGAATCGTAGCATTCTTGCTGATCAGATGGATTACTTGATTTCAGGTGTGCCCAAACACAGTAGAATTGTTCAATTAGCGGCTTGACATTTATTTGTCAAGCTGCTATAACAAGATTAAATAGTTTATAGAGTTTATTCCCTAATGGCGCAGCGGTAGCGCAGTTGACTGTTAATCAATTGGTCGGTGGTTCGAATCCATCTTAGGGAGCCAAACTTAACGCCCTTATAGCTCAGTTGGTAGAGCACCTGATTTGTAATCAGGGGGTCCGGCGTTCGAGTCGTCGTGGGGGCACCATTTAAAAAGAGAAGTCAACAACCCAAAACTGTTGACTTCTCTTTATATCTTTGATATACTCAACACATAATAAGAGATTGGCCCTGTAGCTCAACTGGATAGAGTACGAGTCTTCTAAACTTGGGGTTGCAGGTTCGAGCCCTGCCAGGGTCACCATTCTTTTTGTTTGTTGAGTAAGTAGAATATAAATAGTTTCATGGGGACTTAGCTCAGTTGGTAGAGCGACGGCTTTGCAAGCCGTAGGTCAGGGGTTCGAACCCCCTAGTCTCCACCAAAAATAAAGTTTGATGATGGATAATACAGACTGCTACATTGAATTACCTTCTATTATATGGGATAAGCAGGTTCTCATTGATATTATGAGTAGCTATAACACTGCGAAGTGGGTATCAGAGGGATATGTTAATAAATATCTTCGTCCCGATTCTCATCCAGTGTTTGATGATTTGTATAGGCAGTTGGAATCTCTTGAGATAAACATCGGCAGAGTTTTCTTTGCTGAATTGAGTCCAAATACTTTCCTTCAACCTCACACAGACCAACATAGAAAGGCGTCAATCAATTTTCCATTGATCGGTGATTGGGACAAGAGTCCAGTAAAGTTTCACCGCGAACGCTCAATGAAAAGTGAGCATCTTATATGCGAACATACATACAGATGTCCTACTATAATTAATACGACAATCAATCATAGTGTAATTAACCCAACTAATGAAACACGCTATTTGTTTTGTCTAAGTTTGTATGAGGATTGGGAAACTATACAGTTGACAATTGATAAGATATATAGTAATATAGTAAAATAAGTTTTCGGGGATTAGCGCAGTCTGGTAGCGCACCTGCTTTGGGAGCAGGGGGTCGTAGGTTCGAATCCTACATTCCCGACCATTTTTAAAAGTGAACAATTAATGTTAGAAAAGATAGGTAAACATGGTTTTTCACATTGGTCTACACCGGATCATATAGTCCTACAATATCTAAAACTAATCAAACAGAATGTCGAAAATCCTGTTTATTACGAGATAGGCATAGGGGTCGGTGCAACAGCACTTGAAGTGGCTAAAGAACTTGACAATTTAGGTACAATGGTTCTATTTAGTAGGCTAGCAGAAGTAGCAGGTGTATCTCAAGATTTAAAAAATCTTGGTTATAATAATGTAGACGCTAGATGGGGTTCATCTAACCATACATTTTCTGGCTACCACTTTGAATTGGCCCGGGCTGTAATGTCTGGTTCTATTTCTAAATTTGATCTTGCGTACTTAGATGGTCTACATGTGATGCACTTAGATGCCGGCGCTGCCGCAATTCTCAAAGAGCATTGCAATGTAAATGGATATATAATTTTTGATGATTACAGTTGGACACTAAAGGATTCGGTAACACTCAATCCAACGGTTAGGCCAGCTACATTAGTAGAATATGATATGAGACAGATCGGAGCAAGTCATGTTGAAATGATTTGTAAATTGATAATGGATACTGATAAACGATTTGAATTTTTAGGAGTACACGACGATTCTGCGGTCTACCGTAGAATAGAATAAAAATTATGCCTCGTTAGCTCAGCGGTAGAGCAGATCCTTTACACGGATAAGGTCGGCGGTTCAATCCCGTCACGAGGTACCATTTTTTAAAACTGCGTACATATTGATAAATAGATATCTACTAACTGACAGTAAAATTAATATTAGAAAGGATTTTATGAGTTGGCACAGGTTAATAAGCACATCCTAGTTACAGGATATCTAAATGAAGCTCCACAAGCGGAGTATGTTACTTTTCTTGAAGATTGGTTCAAGCGATTAGTTGAAGCAGTTGACATGAAGGTCTTAATCGATCCCATATGTGTATGGTGTAACGACGAAGGTAACGAAGGCGTAACTGGGATGGTGGGTATTACCACTAGTCACTCATCAATTCATTTTTGGTCAGGTGAACCATCATACTACAAGTTTGATTTGTACTCGTGCA